TGTTTGTGCCATTGTCTGTGTTACCAATGATAACAACAACCATAAATTTAGGATTTGCCGCTAAAGCTGCCAATAAGCGTTTTTGACCTTCGCTCATTTTTTCGCCTGGGCGCTTCCATTCCATAATCAAGAAGTAACCATTGCGCTCACAGATACCATCTAAATCACTAGGGCAAAACTTAGGATTGCTTGGTAACAACCCTATAAAGTCACCATAATCTACATGACTTGCTACCAATGAGCGCATCGATTTCATTCATTAACCCATTGATTTTTAAGTTGTTTAATAGTGGCAATCTCTAAACGGATTGTTTCATCAGCCAAATCATGTGCAATTTTTGTGGCCTTTTCAAAATTACCTTTAAGTGTTGCATTGTGATATGCCTTAGTCAATTGTTGTATTTTTAAATACGGCTCGCAATAATCTGTCATTTGGTCATTCTTTCTATGTTTCTGTTGTTAGCTTGTTCTGTGCGCCATGCTTCAAAACGCATCTTTGCTGCTTCTAATTGCCATTTAAGGTTTTCCGTCTGTTCTGTAGCAACTCCAATCGCTTTACATAGGTTTTGATAATCTTCCGATGCAAGCGCCTCCATCTCTCTTGCTGCAACGGATGACCCAGTTGCTTCTTTAGCTTTAAGCGCAATACAAGAGTGTCTATAAACTTCGAGTTCAGCGAGTTGTCCTTTCGCTTTTGCATAGGCTGGCGCTGTTTTGAATATAAAGTCAATCGCATCATTTGGGTCGTATTCTTTCATTTAAAAGTTTCCATGCTGTTGCTGCGCAAAGTGGCACTTGTCCGTTTCCAATGGCTTTAAGTCTGTCCATCCCAGCGGCCACCCCATTAGCCACTCGACCCACATTGGGTTCAATCTCCCACCAACTAGAGCTGTCAATCCATTTTGACGATTCTCTCGAATCTTTTGATTGCCTTTGTGTTCCGAACTCAACGGTGTTGGCCATTGTTCTATTCTTTTTTTCAATGCTTTTCTGCTGTTGCTTCCCCCATCCAATCCTGTCGTGCATGGAGTGTGGAAAAATGTTTCGTTGTTCGGCACAAATCCAGATTCTTTCACGCCTATGGTTTGCGCCAACTTGGGCTGCTGAAAGCACTCCCCATTCCGCATCGAACCCCAACGAGGCCAAATTTCCAAGAACTGTTCCAAGTCCTCTCCTAGTAAGGAGTGGGGAATTTTCCACAAACACGAATCTTGGTCGAACTTCGCCAATAATTCTTGCCATGTGTTTCCACATTCCACTTCTTTTTCCGTTAATTCCTTCTCCTTTGCCTGCTGAACTAATGTCTTGGCATGGAAATCCTCCAGATATAACATCAACAATTCCTTTCCAAGGTTTTCCGTCAAAGGTTTGAACATCATCCCAAATTGGGAAAGGCGGCAAAAGTCCGTCATTTTGTCTTGCGCACAATACGCTTGCTGGATAGGCTTCCCATTCGACTGCACAAACTGTTCGCCATCCAAGCAAATGTCCCCCAAGTATTCCTCCACCAGCGCCTGCGAATAAAGCCAACTCATTCATAATTCCCCTTATTTAAGATTCATCCATAAGCCAACTTGTGCAAACGCATAGCCAATCCAAATCATTGCATTTGGTATTGACCCTTTAAAGTATTGTGCTAGCCCGACTACTAAATAACCTAACCCAGTAGCCATAACTATGTATTTTTCTATATCCATAATCCCCATTTATCCCCTCGATTGCCTTTGCTATATTGGTCTTGAAAGTCTGCAAAATATTGATGCAGATTTTCTTTTTCATTAATGTAAATCCTAAACTTAGTTAACCCCATTTCTTTGCGAAATTTACACAGTTGCCTGACGGCTGATTTGTGTAGAAATTCTCTGTCTAAGTTGGGCGTAGGATTCTCCTGCGTAGGGAGTAATTCCAAGTTCTTTTGCTTTTGCAAGTGTCAATTCATCCGTTGCATACCAAGGAATAGGTGGTTTCTTAGGTTTAGATTCTTCAAAATCTAACTCATCAAGATACCGCATTTGGTTGAGCCAGGTGGCTGGGTAAGGAATAAATTCCTTATCTGTGCCTTTGACCTTCCAGTATTTTAAATGATTTGGTAAGGCCTCAAGCGCTTCAGTCTGTTCCGCCTGATTTAATCTTAGCCACGCTTTTATTGCTGCGCCTTTTGCTACCTTTTTTGGGTAAAGTTCCCAAAATGTCTGAAATTCCATACGCTTTCCCCGTTCTTTCTTGGACAATACCTTCTACCATTGTTGCAATTAAGCCTTGCTGTATTAGAAATTGCAATCCATCTTTATCCATTTTTACATCTACATTGGCAGAGCCATCTTTATTTTCGCTAATTAGCGTAACTGTAATATTCAAAATGGAGCATCCTCAAATTGATAATTTTTTGTAGATTTGGCTTTCATGTATTTAAATGTCCAACCAGGTCGTAAAGCACATATTAATTTAGCTTCTTCTTTTCTGCCAACAATACGCATTGGTTGAGAATCTTCATCAAAAATAATATAACTCATTGCATTACCTTTGGACTTGGTGGTGTTGGTGGGCTTGGCGGAACTGTATAGCCAGTGTTACCAACTACGCTTGTAGTAACGCCATTTGGTGTTGTGATAACAACTTGATTTGGATAAATTGTTGCGGTTTGTGTTGTAACTCCCATAGGGTTTACAAACTGTGCTGTATTGCCGTTAATTTGCACTGTGCCACGATTGTATCCACGACTGTCTGTCATTGGATAAGTTTGCGCTTTTGCTGGTACACCGTATGCAAACATACAACCTAACAAAGCACCTAATAAACAACTACCGATAAAGTCTTTCATTTAAATCCCCTTAAATGTTTACTCGTTATTGAGTGATTCCAGTTTCTTCTTGTTTTGCAAGCAAGTAAAGTAAGAAAAACCCTTAGTTGCAAAAATACAACTTATAGGTATTAATTTTGTTGTTTATTTAATACTTGTAAGTAAAAACCCATAGAACGACCAACGCCAAAGGTGGCGTAACTGTTGCGAGATGTATCCCGTGACGATGGTACTCAAGCTGGCGCAACCCAGTTCTTGACGGCTATCGAAGGTGTCGACCCTTGCTCCTGTGCATTTATCTCACAGGCCTCTAGCCCATCCCCGCCTTTTTCAAACACGCTGGCGTTTTGCGCTTACTACAGGGAGTGTGATTCTACTCCTCGTCTATATCTTTTTGCAAACCGTATGCGTTGTTTTTTGGCAACAATTCAGGCCAAACTAACATCCAAGTAGACGGGAATAAATCTTGTCTTGTTACTAAACCATGACTAGCTTTTTCTAGCCTGGCTGCTAAAAACAATAAATGACCATGTGGTATGCCTATTTTTTTCCAATACACGACTGTTTGAGGGCTTACTTTGCACATTCTGGCGACTTTGCTATTACCTCCAAGCAAGTCAATCATTGCCGATTCGGTTAGTTTTAATTTGCTCATGTTAAAAAGTTTACCATAAAAACAACAGTAAAATAAGCGCTTGCAAAAAGTTGTAAAACCATTTACAGTAATAACTATAGCAATTTTGCTATGCCAAAGGGAGAAATAACATGGATGAAATGGCACAAGTAATGACCGAAATGGAAGAACGCTTAGAAATAGCGTTAGACAACATGGAATACGGCACAGAGTTGTCACAGGATGATGTAGATGTCATTCGTGCAGCTTGCGGTAAACCAAACAATAAACGCAACGATTTGTTGCAATCTGTATTTAATGATTTTGGCAATATTTTTGGAGGCAACAATGCTTCAATCTGAATCTATTGCTAATTTAGCCAAAGCGCTATCAATCGTACAAGGGAAATTAACCCATGCTAAAAAAGATTCTGCAAACCCTTTTTTCAAAAGTAAGTATGCAGACCTTGAGTCTGTTTGGGATGCTTGTCGTGATTTGTTGGCTGTCAATGGTTTATCTGTGGCTCAATTCCCTGGGACTTATTCGGACTTAGATAAATCCATGTCTTTAAACACCATTCTTATGCACACATCAGGAGAATGGATTAGCCAAGAAATGACTGTGCCTGTAAGCAAAGCAGATGCACAAGGCGCTGGGTCTGCACTTACCTATATGCGTAGATACGCATTAGCTGCAGTTGTTGGTGTAGTGCAAGCAGATGATGACGGCAATGCTGCATCAGTTCAACCTAAATCAGTTTCTAAACCACAGGAGTTTATCTAATGGCATTTACGCCCAAAGAAGGTAGCGGTAGCCTTTTTAAAAATAACCGCAAAACATCAGAAACCCATCCTGATTTGTCAGGCACGATTATGGTCAATGGCAAAGAGCATTGGCTTAGTGCTTGGAAAAAAGAAGGTAAGAATGGGCCTTTTTACAGCGTGTCTATTGGCAAAGAAAAGCTACCAGTTGGCTTTAAAGAAGCTGGTAGTGATGAATTGCCAAAACACACAATTGAAGATAGTGACTTACCTTTCTAAGGAGAAATACCATGATTAAAAAAGCACTTTTAGCAACATTTATTTTTTTCACTATTGGCTATGCCGTAGCACAACAAGCTAGATGCTGGCAACAGTATGTTTGCGGTGGCGGTGGTTGCCAATGGGTCACAATTTGCCGATAAGGAGATAGCCATGTTAGGTCACATCAAAGATGTAATTGGTGATAAATGTATTGTTTATAATGAAACTTACAATGTTGATGAAGAACGCCAGCTTATAGCGTTTGAACCAAGCGATTTAGCAGAAATCATCAAAGATGTGATTCTAACTTGCGCTGATTGTTGCACAACACAGGCTGACCGTGACGCAATATTAGATTTGACGAAGTAAATTAAATTAAAGGGGAAATTAAATGGCTGACCACTGGTATTGTGGCAAAACAGGCGAACCACGCTATACCGTTATCGGTAAAAATGGCAAAGAACGCAACACCAATGTAAGGGATGCTAGGGAATCAAACCTAGTTCCTAGCGTTACTACAATCAATTCCATGTTGGCTAAAAATGGGCTAAATACATGGTTACAAACCGAAGCTATTAAAGCAGCTATTGAATATCCAAGATGGGATGGGGAAAATGAGCAAGAATGGTTATCAAGAATACTTGAGTTATCGAAAGCAAAAAGCCGTGAAGCTGCAGAAAGAGGTACTCGCATACACGACATTCTTGATAGTTACTTCTCTCTTGATTATGTCCCTGAGTGGCCTGCTTATGTTTATGCTGTTAGGAAACACCTTGACGCAACATTTGGCAATAGATTATGGATTTCAGAAAAGTCATTTGCTCACCCAGAAGGATATGGCGGTAAATGCGATTTGTATTCGAAGCCAGACCCAATTAATAACTTGCCTGGCGTAGTAATTGACTTTAAAACGACAGAAAAAACCCCTGGTGAACTAACACCCTATTACGAGTATACATTGCAACTAGCAGCCTATAGAGAGGCTTTAGCACCAAATGCGATATGCGCCAACATATTTGTAAATGGGGAAACCAACGAAGTTGCTATCAAAATTCATCAAGAGCAAGACCTTAAAGATGGCTATGAAGCATTTTTATCTTTGCTCAAAGTATTTAAACTTAAAAATAAGTTAAACTAACCACGAGGGCGCAGACGGCTATCCCCTTGCCGACCAAACACATCACGGAGTGTTCTGCCCCTCACCTTACAATGACCGAAAGCATTTTGTTTGTTTCATACTCCTTATGAATCATTCGCCTACCACGCTAATGCAAGTAGGTCACCTTTTTAGGGCGTTAAGCCGCCATTGTAGGA